TATCTACTTGATAGTTGGCTTGAAGTATCTTAGGAAGTTGTATAAGTAGGTTTTTATGGGGTACCTCATCTGCATCTATTTGAAAAATATAAGTACCGGTACATAATTTAGTTAGTTTATTTTTCCAATCAGCAAAGTGGTTATTAAATTCTCCTTTATGTGCATTACAACCCTTAAATTGGTTATCATTGGTTAAAGCTACTAAATTAAGGTATTCCCATACTTTAGCATCTCCATTTTTTTCATCCCAAAGTACAACAATTTCATCTTGTTCTCTTATAAAATTAAAAAGTTTTGTTAAAAGAGTTTTAAGTTCTTGTAGTTCGTCTTTAACTGTAATGGCATATGATATTGTCATATAGTTTTTTTATTTAATTTAAATATAATAAGAGCCCTTACGGGCTCCTAATTATTCTGGGAGTATTCCTATATAAGATAGTGCATCTATATAATCTTTTTCTTTAAAATGCTTTACAGTAGTCATATCCGTTCTATATTTGGCTCCCTTGTATTTTTCCTTTTCATCCTCTTTCACTTCAACATCCCTAGCGGCGGCCCATGCCCAATTATCTCTTGAAGACCCATCAGCAAATATCATACCTTTACCTTCAACTCTAGTAGTTGAGGGCATCCATATTTTCCCAGTTTCTTCTTCTTCATCCAATAGAGCTTTATATAATTCAGGTAAAATCCCCATTTGTTCCTCTAAAAATTCAGAACCTTGCCTCATAAGTGAGTTGCTTTGAAATCCACACCCCAAACACATTTCAATTTTTAATTGGGGGTTTATCTCTTGTATATAAGCTGCATCACTACCACATCTACTACATTCTATTAAATTATCAAAATCCATATTAATCTACTTTTTTAAGTTTTGGGAGTTTTAAATCAGGTAATACAAGATCTACTTGTTTTGGGAAATCAGGAATATTTTTATCTAAAATATTTTTAACTAATTCTGACATTTTTTGGTGGTTAAATTTATTTCTATTTTGATAACCTTGTTTTTTGGCTTTTATCTTATAATCTTTATAATTTCTATACACAGATTTTAAAGATTTACCCACTTCACCAGCATCTACTTTAAACCATTCTGCCTCCCCTATTAACCAATCATTAGCTGCACTTTTATGTATTTTTTCTAATTCACCATTTAATAAAGTTGTAAATTGAGGATCTAAAAAATCAGTATGTCCTGAAAAATTGGTTGTTATTATAGGTTTATTTATTAAACTAAACTCTAATAAAGGTCTCCCAAATCCCTCTCCTTTAGTTAAACTAACCATAGCTTTAACTTTGGGGTGGTTATATAATTGATTCATTTCTTCATCTGTAACTTCTCCATTAAAGAGATATATATTGGGAAGATTTTGGGAATTTACACTATCTCTTATTTTTTTAATTTTTTTTAAGATTTCATCCCTGCTCATATAAGATGAACTTCCTATAGATGATTTTAAAATTAAAGCAGGTTTATCTTTTTTATTTTTAAAAGTTTCATAAAATGCTTTAACTAATAAAGATACATTTTTTCTATCATGACCAAAATCTCCTTTCATCCAATGGCCTACAAAAAGATAACACCAAGATTCCTTAACATTAGATAAATCAATTTTTGTTGAAGGTTTGGGTAAATATCTCTCTATATCTACTCCTTCAAATATTACCTCTATTGGTTTTTGTAATTCTATATTTTGGGTAAGTTGTCCTGTTCTTTTATCTTTTTGTTGATATTTACTTCGTTTGAAAGTTTCTTTTGCAAAATTAGAAGAAACAAAATTTAAATCCATTTTATTTAAACCCATCACCCATTCCGCTTTACAAAATGTTGCCTCTATCCCAGCAGTACATCCTATATTATATTTACCTAGGGGTTGAAATTCATTCGGAATTGTAATTTGCATCCAAATATCAGGTTTTTCTGTAAGTTGTCCTTCAATTTTATAATCTAAAAGAAATTCCCATTCTTTGTGGTCCTTACAAAACCCCCAGGCTGTTTCCCCCCAGCGTTGAGGTAATAACTTTACATTATATTTATTGGTTTCTATAATAGATTTTATAATATCACGGCTCCTTGCCCCATACCCTGACATAGTGTCAAAGGGACAACTTATAACAAATGTTGGTTTTTTATCCATTAATAACTAACTTTATGTTTTAAAAATTTACCTTTATATTCATTGGTATTAATTACTTCATATTTTTCTCTTGGTTCCCAAGTATTAAACAACTCATTAAATGCCTCCATTATTCTATTAGCTTGATGTTCAGAAGTAAACCCAGCTTCATTAGATAACGCCCAATTTCTCCCATCTAATCCTCTTTTTTCTCTTTCTTTAGTAGACAAGTTATATATATTTTTTATTTGTTCTGTAGCATCTTCCCATTTACATCTATCATCAAAAATATAGGGAGTTTGGGGTGAACCTTGTATTGAACGTGAAGAAGGATAGATAGGGAACGCCCATTTTCCATGCTTTTTTAAAGTACCGGTGTTATTAGAGGGGAAATCAGGGGTAGGTGTAAACCATTTTCCATTTTCTTCAAATCTCATTTGATCTTGCATACCCCCTGTGACATTTGCTATAATAGGGGTACCTGAGAGTAAAGCTTCTGTTAATGTTAACCCCCATCCCTCATTTGAGGTTAATAGAATTTGAGCATCAGCTATATTATAAAGATAATTTAATTGTTTTTGGGCTAATTTTTCTAAAGAAAATATAACTTGTTCATCATATTCTTCCCCAAATAAATATTCAGACAAAACCTCTAAATCTGTACCTGCCCCACTTACTAATTCAGTATGTAAAACTATAAAACATTTTTTGGCTTTTTCTTTAGGTAAACTATCTAAAAAAGATCTAAAAGCCATTAAAGTATCAGGTATTTGTTTTCTTCTAATATTTCTTGAATTAAAAAATAATACAAAATCAACCTCTTTATTATCAAACAATCTATTTTTAAACTTTAAAAAATCTTCATCAGTTTTATCAAGGGGTTTGTAAATTTCTTTATTTAACCCATGTGGTATATATCTAAAGATTTTATTTTTTCCTTTATCCCCTAATACAATTTTATTCATATTAACAGTTTGTTTAGAAATCCCCATTAATAAATCACACGCTTCATAATAAGGTTGGTTATACATGGGAGCTGGGTAGTCATCCCATATATTTAAATAAGTAATTGGAATTTTTTTTCTAATTTCTTGCTCTATATTAAATAACCAAGTAAAATATCTTGGATCTGTAATTAACATTAGAGCATCAGGATTTTCTCTCTCTATTATTTTTCTTAAAATACTGGGATTACCATACCCATCTGTGGGGTATAATAATACAGAAGCATCATCTATATTTCGGGTTTCACCCACACTTTTACTTATATCTAATACCTTTCCCTTTTCAGGGTGTTTTATAGCACCGGCTATATTAACCCAATTGAAATGATGGGAAGTGTGGGTTATGATTTCTCGGGCCACGGTAGCTACCCCACTATGGGTTCTAATATCATCACAAATAAGAAGTATTTTCTTTCTTTTATCCCTAGGGATATAATCAAAACTTTTATTCATTTATAAACTATTTTATTTAAATATAATAAATATTATTTATCCTTCCAAATTATGGTTTGAAACCTTACGTCTAAAGTCTTCGTCTTTCATATAAAGATCAATAGCACGTTCTGAAAGTTTTTGGAAGGAAAATTTTCTTCTAATACATTCAATTTTAAATTCATTCCATAGATCCCCATCTATTTTTACACTTGTAAGTTTTTTTTCGGGCATAATTTTAGTTATTTAGTTTTATTATTACGTATCTATACATATATGGATTTTATAAAAGATATTTACCTTTACCACATAAATCATCATCATCTGCATAAGGGCAAAATCTACAATTCCATTTATTGGGTTGCTTAGGGTATTCTATATCCTTAATTTTCCCCTGATTATTAAAACATTCCGTTAAAAATTTATTAAGGTTTTGGGTAGCCTTATTAAGTTTTATTTTACCATCAGCAGGTTTAAATTCTTGTATACGAGGGATAGGGTAGGGACTATCTTCCCATATTTTCCTTTTAGTAATAAAGAACTCTACTTTAATTTTTTCTAATGGTATATTATATTGTTCTGAAAAGAATTTTTTGTATAAAATTAATTGATTAATCTTATTTTCATCTTTTTTTTGGTAATCCTTCCAACCACTAGTACTTGTCTTAATGTCTAATATTGTAAATTTATCTATAGCTTCCTCGTATATTACTACATCTAAATAAGCAGTAAATATGAGATTGGGTTTTGTAGGATTAGGTGCTATATTTAACGGTACCTCACATCCTACTAAATAAGTACCACGACGGCTAAAATATTTAGTTCTATTTTTTTTAAAATACTTTAATATTTCAACTCCATCTTCATAAAATTCTCTCATCTCTTCGGCTGAAGAGAAGTGAGTATTTTTGTTTTTTTTATATTGTTTTTGGTATTCTTCTATAAAAGTTTTTTGGAATCTAAAATCTAACTGAAGTCTATCTGCAGCTGCCCCACTTTGAGAATACATTATATTTAAATAATCTTGCATTACCTCATGTAAAGCGGTTCCAAATACAGTATGGATACTAGAGGTAAATTTACGTTTTTTATCTTTATATTGAAGTTTCCACCTGAAAGGACACCCATTATAGATGGATAGTTGGGAGTAGGAGATGTTTTTTTGATATGAATAATCTACTTTTTCAGGTGGGTTTTTTTGTATTTCTCTAACTATTTTAGGTATTTTTCGAGGCATATATTACCATTTTTTCCTTTTTACAAGCATTGCTATAATACCATAGTTTGCTATATCTATAAAAGTATCTTCAATAAATTCATTCTTTACATAGTTTTTATTATTTATTAATAAATTTTTTAACCTATTAATTTTATCATTTAAGCGGATTTGAATTCCCATTAAAGAATATTTTTGGTCATTTTCATCTTCTAAATCCCCACCTAAAGTAATATTAGATTTTCCATAATCCATCATTTTTTTACAAAATAAGGAATATTGTTCTAATTGGATTTTTTGAAACTCTTTATTAATTTGAGGGTATTTATCTCTCATTTTTTCAAAAGCCTCAATATCTGTTTCTTCTAAAACTGCTTCATCAAACCCTTCATACATGTCAAAATATTTACTAACTGAGTTTCCCATAATTATCCTTTTAATAAAGATTTTGTATTATCTATAAAATATTCTTTAACAATTTGAATTTTTGACAAATATTTGTCCACCATTTCTAATTCCATATTAATAGTATTAACAATATCTGAATGTTCCCCTACCCCTACAGGATTTTGAAGAAATACTTCAATATTAGCTAGATGTTTTTTAACATGACCTTCAGCATGTGCTATTACAGCATTTAATAGTTGTTCTCTCATTTTAATAATTTTTTTATTTCTTTTTCTTCTTTACCTAAAGATATTAAAATATTTTTAATATCATTTTTACTTAAAATTTGAATATAATCTTTTACTTCTCGGGTTGATAATATAAAATATCTTTTTAATATTTCAACTAAATCCTTATTTGGTTCTTTAGTTTTAGTTTTAATATATTTATGCCACTCTTTATTTTTAGGTATAAAATCCCTATAAATAGAATATATTTCTTTTTTACTTGTTGGAGGTAAAACTTGTACTTCATTCACTATCTCTGTGAATTTAGGATTCATTGATAATACCTTATGTACTACATATGAATTCCAAACTTCCCAATCTTGATCCTTAAAAGAATTAGGATGAGATTTATTGGTATTAATCTCTTTAACCCAATCAAATACATTTTTCATTATATTAAATAATCCTTATATTCCTCTCTTAATTCAGCAGGGATTGAGTCTGGGAGTATTTTATTAGAGGTAGGAT